TTTATGCAAACACAATTCTTGATGACCTTGGTGTTACTCGTGTATCATCTACAACTGACCAACGTATTCCTATTTTGGGTGCGGTAACAACTCAATGGGAAGGTGAAACTGATGCAGCTGCTGACGGCGGTTCTGCAATGAGCAAAAAAGACCTTGCACCAAAAAGACTTGCATCTTATGTTGATTATAGCAAACAAGCTGCAATGCAACACAATGAATCACTTGAATCAGCATTGAGAAACTCAATTGCTCAAGCGGTTGGAGCGAAAGTTGAATATGCTTTATTCACTGATGATTCTGCAAATGGTTCTTATGATTATCTTGGTAACGGAAAAACTCCACTTACAAATGCAAACATCACATCATTGATGATGGCACTTGTTGAGGAAGTACAATCTAATAACCACAACAGAGGTAATTTAGGATTTGCAATCAGCAACGATTTATTTAGTGAAGTTTATACTGCTGCACAAGTTAGTGGTGTTAATCCTTTAATCATCAACGAAATGATTATGGGGGTTATGGCGAAGTTTTCAAACCAAATTGCTGACATAACTAATCCAGCGGTTTATTATGGTGACTTCTCAAAAGTTCAAATTGCACAATTCGGTGGAGTTGAAATTTTGGTTGATCCTTATACACAAGCGGTAAGCGGAACAAATAGATTAATCTTAAATTCTTACTGGGATGCTGCACTTGTACAAGATGCTGCAATCAGCGTGGGTGGCTACACTGGATAATTCATTTATAGTAATTAGTTAATATATAAAGAGGGTGGGTTTTGCCCATCCTCTTTTTTTTTAAAATCAATGATAAGAAACAAAAAAATAACAAGCTACACACCAGAGGTCAATTGGGCATTGACTTTGGTTGAAGCAAAAAGACATTTAAACATTTTAGATTCATCGTTTGATGACATCATTAATGATTACATAGCATCTGCACATTTAATGTTATGGAACGAAGCTGGTTTGCTTATCAAAGGCGGTGTGACTGGGTACATGATAGAATGGGATGATTTTAGAATTGATGTCAATCCTTTGGATACCTTTTCAATTTACTATTATGACTCTGACAACACACGTACATTGTTGGATTCATCAAAATACATTGCAACAAATGGACTTTATTCATATGTAGAAATGAAGGATAATTTGCCAAACTTATATGATCGTGACTTTCCAATTGAGATTGAAATAACAACTTCGGCTAATACTGATGACATGGTGAAACAAGCATTGAGAATGATTGTATCTGATATGTTTGAGAATAGACAAAGCACAATTGTTGGAAGCAATATGCACAACCTATCTCGTGGGACAAAGTTCCAAATGTCAATGGTAAGCCAACGAACTGAAATATGAACATAGGTCGTTTAGATAGGAAGATTGTAATTGAATCACAAACGTTTTCAACCAATTCAATTGGTGAATACACTGCAAGTTGGTCAACGTATCACACAACTTTTGCAAATGTGCAGCGTGGTTTAGGTAATGAAAAAGTTGAAGCGGACCAAGTTACATCAACAAGCAAGGTTAAATTTAAGATTCGGTTCTTTGATGGAATTGATGAATCAATGCGTATTTTTTACAATTCAAAATACTATGATATCCTGGACATCCAGGAACTTGGTCGTGAAGGTTTGATGATTAGTGCAAACAAAAAACTATGATAAACTATAAAATTGAAGGTTTTGAAGGTGTTATGCTTGAAATTCAATCTTTGGATGACAAGATGAAAAGGCGTGAAATTCTTAAAATATTAAGAAGGCAAATGCAACCAGTGGTTGATAAGATGAAACAAAATGCACCAAATCAACGAACTGAAACCATTACTATAAGGGGTACTGATTACCCACCACAAGAACTAAAAAACGCAATTAAGGTCAAAACATCACCATCAAAAAAATATCCAAATGTTTTAGTTGGTCCACAATATGGAAAAGGTGCAAGGAAGTTTGATGGTTTTTATGCGTGGTGGATTGAGTACGGAGTTGGAACACATTCAGCAAACCCAACTGGGAAAAAGAATTTTATTCAGAAAACTTATTCTGAAACGAGTGATAAAATATACACACAAGCGAGTGATAAACTTGAAAAGTATATAAAAAGAAAAGCTAAAAAATTAAATTTATGAGAATAGAATTGACAACGGATTATGCAATCCATGCAAGAACACTACCTGAAGGATCACAATTGCGTGTATCAAATAAATTAGGAAAAGAATTGATTGACTTAAAAGTAGCAAAAGCACTTGATGGTTTTACTTTCGAAGAAGAAATTGAACACATTGTTGAAGTAGCAATGGACAATGAAGAAAAGCCAAAAGTTAAAAAAGTTACAAAGAAGAAAAAATCTAATAATTAATATTGTATAAAATTTAAGAATAAAAGAAATGGCTTCAACTGGAATATTAAACGGAACATTAGCAAAAATACAAGTTGCTGGAACAACAGTAGCACACCTAACATCAAACTCATTGACATTTGATATGTCAACAAGAGATGCAAGTACAAAGGATTCATCAGGATGGAAAGAAAGTCTTGAGGGTCAAAAATCATTCAGTGGTTCAGCTGAAGGGTTTTTTGCTGAGGATGCAACTTATGGATATGAAGATTTATACGATGTATTTTCTGCAAGAACTTTGGTGACTGTAACATGGACAACTGATGTTGTTGGTGATCAAGAATATAGTGGTTCATGCTACATCACATCACTTGAAAGAACTGATGGCCTTGAGGAATCAAGCACATTTTCAGTATCTTTTGAGGGAACTGGTGCAGTAACAAAAGCAACTGTGTAAGATATTGATTTTTGTTATATTGTGATAAATGGGGGATGGGGGTAACTTCATTCCCTTTTTTTATATTTGTGACATGATAAAAATTAAAAACAAAGAGTACAAATTCAAATTCGGTTTCAAAGCATTGTTAATGTTTGAAAAAGAAACTGGTGAAAGCGTTTCAAAAATGGGTGATAATATGACAATGGAATCCATTGTTGACATTGCTTATGCTGGAATGAAATCATCAGGTGAAAAGGTCACAAAGGACTTTATTATTGATGCAATTGATGATGACATGGGTTTGATTAATGTATTCACTGAAGCTATGTCACAAGACATGGCAGCATTTAACAACTTAAATGTGGAAGCAAAAAAGTAAAATTGCCATTGCATAATTTCATAAGGGGTTTTGTTTTGGGTGCATTGAAACAAAGTCCTTTATGTTTAAATAATTATACAATGGTTGAAATATGGGATGCATATGTTGGACATCGTTTGAATGAAAATATAAATGCAAGATCATTGTGGGAAACTGCAAGATTGGTTTCATATGTTACGTTAAAATCACAAGGGCAAAAAACAATGAAAAGACCACAAGATTTGATGAAGTTTGAATGGGAAGAACAAAGCGGTAAGAAAGGAACAAAATCAAATCCATACACAAAAACAGAAATTGAACAACTTAAAAAACTAAAACCAAACTGGTTCAATTAAAATGGCAAAGAAAAGTATAAACATACGTGCTGGGTTTGACTTAAAAGCATTTAGTACATCTCAACAAAATTTAGTTAGACAACTACAAGCATCAGGTCGAAAAATGCAGTCCATTGGTAAATCAATGTCAATGTCATTAACTGCACCAATTGTTGGACTGGGTGCTGTTGCAACAAAAACATTTGCAACATTTGAACAATCAATGGCGAAGGTTAAAGCCATAAGTGGTGCAACTGGTTCAGCATTTAAAGACCTTGAAAGCACTGCAAGACAATTGGGTATGACAACACGTTTTTCTGCAAGTGAGGTTGCAGAATTAATGTTGAATTACTCAAAACTTGGTTTTAGTGCAAGTGAAATTGAAAAAATAACTGGTGCAACATTAAACCTTGCATTAGCAACTGGTGAAGATTTAGCACAATCAGCAACAATTGCTGGAGGTACTTTGAGAGCATTTGGATTAGAGGCGGATCAAATGCAACGTGTGACTGATGTAATGGCAAAATCATTTTCATCATCTGCACTTGATTTAGAAAAGTTCCAAAACTCAATGAATAAAGTTGCACCAATTGCAAACGCAATGGGCAATTCATTGGAACTAACAACTGCACAATTATCTGTGCTTGTTAACAATAGCCATGAAGCATCAACCGCTGGAACAATGTTGCGTGGTATGATGTTAAAGGCAACAAAAGATGGTTTTAATTTTGATGATGCAATAAAGAAAATATCTGAAAGTAGTGATAAAGCTGCAACTGCACTTGAATTTTTTGACAAACGTTCTGTTGGTGTTGCAATTACTTTATCTGAAAATATTGAAAAAACAAACCAGCTTACTGAAGCATATGAAAAGTCAGGTGGTGCTGCCGAAGCAATGGCAAAAATCATGGATGACACACTTGAAGGTTCTATGTTTAGACTTCAGTCAGCAGTAAGTGAAATGGGAATTTCGATTGGTGAAAAACTTGCACCACACGTTATTAAGGTCACAAACTTTCTTGCAAAATTGGCTGAAGGTTTTTCACAACTTAATCCTGAAACACAACAAATCATCATTCAATTAGCTGCAACTGCTGCTGCAATTGGTCCATTGATTTATGCATTTGGTGCATTAAAACTTGCAATGGCATTCTTGATTGCACATCCAGCGGTATTGGTTGCAATTGCATTATCATCAGCATTAGCTGCATTAAATATTGCAGCGAGTGAAAGCGGTGAAGTGTTTGGAAGTGTAAAAGATGCAACAGATGAACTTGGTGAATCTTATGATAAATTAAGAACTCAAATTGATAAGGTTAATCAATTAAAGAAAAAAGGCTCAAAAGCATCCGTTGAAGAAATAAAAATATCAATTGAAACATCAAAAGCAATAATTGAACAAACAAATGCAAGAATAAAAGAACGCCAAGAATTACAAAAAAAGTTAATTTTACAAAAAAAGGAAGCACTTCAACAAGCACTTGCAGCTGGTCGTGGCAAACAAGGAGCAATGCAAGGTGAGTTTCAAGGAGTTGAATTAGCTGGTGTTGCAAATATAGAAAAACAGATAAAGACACTTTCAGA